ACCAAAAATAGCTTTGTCACCGCCATAACTAGTAGCGGCTAAAACATATCTCGCCGTTCCTACACCGGTTGTATCAGTTGCCACAACACCGACGTTAGAAACTAAATTAGTCATGGAAACAGCACCTGTCGTATATCCATAACCAAAAATAGCTTTGTCACCACCATAACTAGTAGCGGCGCAACTAGACCTCGCCGTTCCTACACCGGTTGTATCCGTTGCTACAACCCCTGCGTTAGAAACCAAATTAGTCATGGAAACAACACCTGTCGTATATCCATAACCAAAAATAGCTTTGTCACCGCCATAACTAGTAGCAGCAAGATCAGACCTCGCCGTGCCTACTCCGGTTGTGTCTGTAGCTACAACCCCTGCGTTAGAAACTAAATTAGTCATGGAAACAACACTTGTTGTAAACCCATAACCAAAAATGGCCTTATCACCACCATAGCTAGCAGCGGCTAAACCATATCTTGCTGTTCCGACACCTGTAACATCAGTTGCCACAACACCGACGTTAGAAACTAAATTAGTCATGGAAACAACAACTGACGTAAGCCCATAACCAAAAATAGCCTTAGTCGTGCCGTTATAAGCAGGCGACACCCATGAACCACCGTTGTAATACTCCACAAACCCTGTAGTCGTGTTAAAGCGTTGCATACCCGTTACGCCCGTTGGACGTTGCGCGGTTGTGCCTACAGGCATTTTGAGTGCGCTTGTGCCTTGTACATCTAATGTGCATCCCGTTGCGGCGGCTCCTCCAAGGCCGAGGTTGCCGGAGGAGTCGAGGCGGAGGCGTTCAGTACCACCTGTGCTCCAAGCAAGCGTATCCGCAGCCGGAGACCAAAATCCTGTATTGGTATCGCTAGCCGGCGTGATGCCTGGAAGTGCATCCGTTCCTGCGTAAAATCTTGTGGCGCCAGTCAACGTAATCGTGTCTGTAGTTGCGTCACCAAGGGTTGTGTTGCCATTAGCCGTTAGCGTGGATGACAAGACAACAGCACCGCTAAACGTAACGTTGCTGGATGCGCTTAAGGTTGTAAACGAACCCGCAGCCGCCAATGACTGACCAATGGTGACGCTATTGATCGTCCCCGATCCCGTTAGGTTTCCGCCAAGCGTAAGCGTCTTTCCGCTGCCCACGTTCATGGAAACGCTTGTGCCGTTTGATGCAAAGATTGCATCAATCGTGTCAAGGTTCGTGTTGAGTTTGTTGCCCCATGTGTCGGTGGATGCACCAACTTCGGGTTTAGTCAAACTAAGGTTGGTTGTCGTGGTATCAGCCATTTAAGCCGCCTCTCGATAAGGTGACACTTGAGGTGTCCAAGTTGTTCCTGAAACTGTTTGCGTGGTCCATGATTCGCTGGTAACCATTTGTGGCGTCCATGTGTCGCTTGGGTCTGGTATCGGTGACCACTTCAATGCGCCCGCTGCGCTTACAGCGCTCGTGGCGCCGATAGACACAGACGCCGAAATGGTTGCACCGCCTGATGCAGCAACCGTTGAAACGGCATCAATCGATACGGATGCCACCATAACGATGGTGCCTGCCGCTGTAACGGTTGATTGACCCGCCACAGCAACCGATCCCGCCGCAATGCGTGCACCGCTTGCAGCGACCGTTGATACGCCTTCAATAAGTACAGCACCGCCGCGAATGACGCCAGCGGAAGTGGATACGGTTGACACGGCGTCAATGATTGTTTCGCCATTGCGCTGCACCGATCCTGTTGGCGATACGCTTGACGCAGCACTAATGACAACGGCGCCTTCAACGTAACTCTGTACGCCATAGTTTGCACGCCCATAGTCATTAGCACCGTAACCAATCATTACGCCAACGTAATATCAAAATCGCCAGCGTTGAAACGAAACACATCACCCGTTCCAACGGATTTAGATGCCGTAAGCTGACCAACGGCTAGCATATTGCCTGATGTTGATGCGTCATATAACGCCGTATGCGTAACCGTTCCCCACGATCCTGTGGCGGTGGGAAATTCAACGGCTGATGTATTAGTGGCAGCGTCATTCGTTACCGTAAACGCCATGGATCGACGCAGATAACCGTTACCTGATACTTCGTTGCTTGAACCTGACTCGCCAGGATCAGCGGTAAAAAGGCCAACGTAAATTGTTGCTGGCGCCGTGTAGGCTGATCCGCCAAACACATGAGCCAATACTTTGTTTTCAAGATAGTCACTGAATGAATTAGCCATGGATTACCCCATTGGTTTAGCGCGAACGCGTGGCGTTGTGCCGCTGTAATTGGCACGTTCTTGCTCTAGTTTCATGGCTTCAATGCCACGCTCATAAGCGGCATTCCAAACGGGAATGCGCGAATCATCTTGAAGGTACGGTGCCGATTGAAGCAGTGCGCCATACAAGTACAAGTCAGGATGCTTTGTGAGCAACCAGTTTGTTGTGTTGTTATCAGACAACGCGGCAATCTTGCCGTAGTACGTCATTTGAACTTGCGTCGTATCCGTTCCTGGAGATGGGACAACCTTGAACGTATCGCCAATAATTGTGTAGTAGCGCGGCGTGCCAGCCGCCGAAAAGTAACGCGTATAAAAGTCATCGCTTTGTTCATCGCTCAAAAACTCCAATTTGGTTGGCGTTGTCGTGAGCAACACAAGATTTTCCATTTGCAGGAAATCGGATGGCAGTTGCGTGTATTCGCTATCGAGTGTGGCGTTAGCACGCACAATCATTTGTCGAACGCGTACAGTTCGATTGAATTCGGCTTCCGCCAACGTGATGAAGTCGGCAATGGCAGACGTCAAATCTGACCGATTCAACCAATCGGCAATCGACGTTTTAAGTTGTGCGTAAGTGCCAAGCGCCATGATTAGGCAGCGTCCTTTTTGCGAAGTTCGGTTTTAAGACCGATTGATGCTCGGTAAGCATCCTCTTGAGGACGGATTGCCCAGGTGTGCTGATGCTTGTATTCCCAGGTTCCAATGTGTCCAATGTGTTTGGACAGGTCATGATCAATATACAACGGAATCTGATTGTCGCGCAATAACTTGCAAAAGTATATGTCTTCGCCCATGTAACCCTTAGCCGCCACATCCCATGGCGTAGCGAACCACGGCATCTCAATGGCGCGAAACACGTTTGTATCAACCATCATCACGCCAGTGCCCACAGCGTCCACTTGTTCAACGCCCGTGTCATGCTCGCCGGTATAGACAGGCACCTTGCGTTGGGTTTCTGGATCATAGTTCGCCGCCGTCGGCCCCACTGGCATCCGCCTGCGCGGGCAGTTGGCAGCAACAACGAGTAAGTCGCGGTCAAGCAACTGCTTAATCGTATCTTGCGGAAAACGCATATCGCTATCGATAAACAGCACCACGTCAGCGTTGTTTTCCATGGCGGTCATGACCAATTCTGAACGCTGGCTTACAAGCAACGTCCCCTTGGAAATGTTGACGTTTACTGCGTCATTTGGATGGTTCGCCACATGAAACGCCACAGCGTTTACAAGGTCGAACGCAAAGTCTGAATGCACTTCGTCCCTCGCAGGGACACACACACTAATAATTCGTTTCTTATCCATTACACCCTTCCTGGTCGAGTCCTGAAAAATCGGTTATCGGGATCATTGAGCCACTTCTTGAAATCTTTTTCTGTGCGCGTGATGCCCTTGCTCACCAAGTCCATGTAAATGTTCATGGGGATGGATGCAACCTGTACGCCAAGACCTTCACCGTTCCACCTGGCGCGCTCGTCAATCGATGCGAACTCTGCCTTATTGGTTTCAACGATAGGTGTTGCGTCTTGAATCGTTTCAATCACCGCTGTGTCTGTGGCCTCGTCGTAATGCCAAATGCGCGTTAGGCCAAGAAGTGGATCATGCTCGAAAAGTTTTGATTCCATGTGAAAACGGGAGCGTTTCCGCCCCCGTTCCTTGTTGCTGGTTAGGTCGAAAGGTCAGCCGCCAAACCGTGTGCTTTCTCGTTGTAGATGGCAAGGCCATATTCTGCGAGGAGCAAGCGCTTTTCAGCATCGCCAGTCGTTGCAAGCTCAACTTGCTGGAACGGACGAAGGAAATGCACACCGGCGTAGTCAGGTGACAGTACAAACGCGTCACGATCACGTTGGAACCTATTAGGCACAATGTTCACTTGGCCGAAGTCTCCGACATATACATCAGCCGCACCAATGATTTGCGCTTGCTTACCAGCAGGCACATCACGATAGCGCGTTGCGATACCGTTGAAGCCAGAAACAACTTGCTTGTTCTTGGCACCAACCATCACAATCGAAGGATCGCCGCCTTGTTCCCACACTTTTTGAAGCACATTCTTGAGAATGGTTTCAGTGAATGCGCGGGTTACGCCATCGCTGCGATCATCGTTGGGTAGCGTGGTGTAAGAGGGGTCAGCACCGTTCGTACCCTTGTCGGTGTTGGTCTTGATGAACGCGAGCAACGATCCGGTTTTCTGAGCCGTTGTCGAGTCACCAGCGGATGCTGCCTGGTTAGCCAGCATGATGGTTTCCATATCGCGCTTCAGTTCAGCCGCACGCTTTGCCAACTGGTAGGCCAATTCTGACTTGCGGCCTGCTTTATTGACAGCTTCAACAGTACCAGAGATCACCACAGTCTTACGGCTAATCTGTGTGTAATTGGTCAGTTGAACGGTTGGCGTTACAGCGTCATACGTCGAAATGTCATCACCTTGCAGTTGCGCGTTTGCGGTGGTGTTGTCCGCCAACGTGTCTGTCTGCCACTGGAACAGCGTGTTGCTAGCCGTACCGCGTCCAATGTTGTTCATGAACGGTGTGGTTTCAGGGCTGATGTTGTAAATCTGATTGCTCAAATCCTCACGAATACCCTTTGCAGAGTAAGTGAGGAAGGTGTTTGATGCGATAGTCATTTGGGTTTCCTTTAAATAAGATGTTCAAACAGTTTGGCAGCGTCACGGACGTTGCCGGTTTTTGCAAGGCGCTGTTTGGCTCGGACTACTTCACTCGTGGAAACTTTGGCGGACTTAGGGTTACCAGGTGCAATGACTTTGGACTGCTGTACGGTTGGCGGCTTAGGCTTAATCGTTGCCTGTTTCGCCGTAATCCTGTCGTATAGCATTGCTTTACGAAGTAACTTGACAACGCGGTGATCAGCCACGCCCTTCAAATCATCTTCCTGAAAGCCTTCCTTCAAACCAAATTCAATCAAAGCCGCCTTTTCGGATTTGGCCGTATCAGCGTTCTTCCATTCAGGTATGGCCTCCACAAGAAGTTGTGCTTCTTGCTCAAGCCTGGCTTTCATTGATCGTTGCACTTCGGCCTGCTGCAACTGATTCAAGCGTTGGAGTTCGGCTTGTGATGCTGCCAATTTCTCGTTGCGCTGACGTTGCAACTCGGTTTGCCGCACCCATTCGATTGGATCGTCCCTGTATAGACTCTCCATATCAATCGGGTTTTCCTGCTGCTGTTGGATTTGCTGTTGCAAAGCCGTAAGCAATTGAGCGTAAGTTTGCCGCTCTTCACGCACCGCGTTCAGCTCGGCTTCAGCGGCCTTGCGCTGTTCAGCCAATGCTTGCGTTTTGCGTGTGTAGTCAGCCGTTCGCTGGTAGCCGTTGATCAACTCATTGAGTTCAACCTCTTGTTCTTTGCCATCAATCTTGACGGTGAACTTTGGTGGCTCGCTGGATTGCTCTGACTCTTGAGCGTCTTCGTCTGACTCGCTCGATGCTTCAACGTCTTCGGACCCTTCGCCTTGCTCTTCCGCGTCTGTCTCTACATCGCCAACATCATCGGATTCGGCTTGCGCTTCATCCGTTTGCGCCTTGGTTTCTGTTTGTTCTCCGGGTTCGGCAAACATCGACTCAAAGGCTTTGGCGGCTTCCGCCACCGTCATCCCCGCTGTGCTTTCGCTTTCAACGGTTGCTAAATTCTCACTCATTTATTGCGCTCCATCAAGTTTTGGTCAGTTTCCGTTGGCGATCAGCCGCCATACGGGTCAACGTACCGCTAGTAATCACGCTTCCAAAGTAGGTTTGAAGACGGTCCATGGACTTAAAGTCATGAAAAATCGCCTCTCGATGCTTGGCATCTTCCGAGTGCGTCCACTCTTCAAACAATGATTCTCTAATCCGCTGCCACGCTTCCTGATAAAGCGTGGAGTTGATAATTCGTTCGGCTTCCTGTGCGCGTCGTATTTTTTCGTCGTTTGTCATTGCATGGGTTGCGCCGCTGTCACGGCTTGTTGGGCTTGGTTGATGGCTTGCATTTGCATCCGTTCACGATCCATTGCCACTTTGGCGTCAATCTCTGCCTGTGTTGCCGCCAAGTTGACTTGATACTTTAACTCCATTTCCTGGCGTTTCAGGATGCCATCTTGCGCTATACGATCACGCTCACGGTCATCAGCGCGGATCATCTTCTCGCGCTCAAGGGCAAGTTCGGCGGCTTTCTTTTGAATGTCGGCCTGAATCGATTGAATCTGCACTTGCGCCAAGGCTTGCGTTGGATCGGGTTGCGGTGGTTGTTGTGGCGGTGAAAAGTCCATAGGCAGTTGATTAAAGAACTGCGACGAGTCTTTGTATCCCGCCATCTCAACTAACTTGGTGAGCGTGTTTGCGTACTGACCCATGGTGACTAAGGGATTGTTTGGCCCAAGTGTTTGGAGCAACTGTTCTTGCTTGCCGGCAATGGCTTGCAAGAATTGAATCTTTTCATCAATGCCGCCCGTACCAAGGCCAACGTTCACGCTTACGTCCATCGAGGCATCCCAGCCGCGTGGATCAACTTGCACCCACTGATTGCGCAAACGAATGACGCGTGGCTTGTCTTGATGCTGCGTAATCAAGCGCAATAAACCCTTAAACAAACGCTTCATGCCGATTTCAGAAAATACACGAGCGATCAATTCAATGTGTTGTTGCGCGGCTTGAACAGTGGCTTGTACCGCCAACTTAGTCGTGGATTGCAGCGCATCAGCGTTAAGACCCATGGAGGCTTTGGACATGCCAGTGCGTGCCTCTTTCACCTGGTCCATGTATTCCATCATCGGGAATGCCTGACCGCCAACGAATGGTGTGGTGAACGGCTGCACCATACCCGGCGCACGCATTCTAATAATGGCGCCATTCTCGTTATTCAGTACGTCGTCAAGGTTAACCTGGCCTTCAACCACGCCTGTGCGCGGATGAATGGATTGCGCCAATGAATCAAGCATATTGCGCAAAATAACTGACTTGATGCGCTGAATGTCCATGGTTACATCAGCCGTGGACATACCAAAAAGTGTATGAGGCTCAGGATCAGGACAGAAATAAGCAAAAGGCACATCATCCGCCGGATCGTTGGCAACAATCTTGTAGGACGGACCCATGGTGCAAATCTTGCGTAGTTCCGCCACACCATCACCGTCCTGATCAAGCCTTATATAAGATTCTGTATAAAGCACACGGCGTTGCGCAGGATTGTTGGCGGACTCGCCAAACATCATTTGTGCTGGATTACGCGCAATGCGCTCAATGTTTGTGTCGAGTTCGTCCTCGCCCGTATTGGACTCAACCAACTCTTGGTCATAGCCCATGGCAACAAGTTCAGACACGGTGGCAAGTTTCCTATGCGCCACAATGTCTGCGTCTTCGAGCGTTCGCGCTCTACGGTCAACGATAAATTCTTCAGGTGCAAGGCTTTCGACGCGGAAACGCTTGGTGATGACTTTGCGGCTCACGGTTACGTCGTGAATCATCACGGTTGGCGTCAATTGCTGGCCGCTTAATGGATCAATTACGGGCGGCGGTGCTGAAGGGTCTTCGGCAGACATTAAGTCAACCATCTCAACGCCTTCCTGACCAAGAATCAACGATAGTTGCGCGTCATCAAGGCCCGTGTAGTTTTCATTCTTAATTTCAATGTGCTCATCAACCCACCACTTGCAAACACCTGTCTTGCGTACCAAGGCATCTTTGAAGATGGAGTGAAACAGCACAAAGCCATTGTTGTCTTCGTTCAGGATATAGCGCACATAATCTGTGGCTTGCTCTGCCATCGGCGCATCTTCCATGCTGCGCGGTACATACTGAACAACGTTTTCGGATGAGAAGAAAATGCGCATAAGGCTTGGCAAAATGGCCTGCACTGTGTCGCGCACATCCATTGATACAACCTGGCTGCGCCCCTCTTCTTCATCGCCAAATGGATCGCCAAAATAGTATTCCGTGGCGCGGGCGCGAAGATTGCCAATTTCTAAGTCAATGAAATTGGTAGCGTCAACGAGTTCAGCCGCAACAATGGCTTGAACTTCAGTCTCGTCCATAGGTTCGCCGGACTTGACGCCGGTAGCAAGGTTCATTTCAACGTCCATTTACTTACCCTTATTTCTTGCGCTAATGGCTTTGGCTTTTGCTCGTGCATCGGCTTTGCTTGATGCACCCCAAGCCTTTAGGCTTAACAAAAGTCTCGTTGGTTCGCCATTTTTGTATTCTGGACCGGGCATGTTGCCCATTCTCGCAAGAAAGCTGGCGCGTCTTGGGTTATCTCCAGACTTCACAGGCGCTTTTAACGTGCCGCCCGTTTCTGCTTTGTACGATGCGCGGCCTTTGGCGTTCAATCCACCACTTGGACTTTGGCCTTCTTTACGCTGCCACGCTGGCGTTTTCATCAATCTTCCTCACGCATAAAGTTAACGCGCTGAAACTCAACGGCTTCGCGCTGGCGGCGTGAGTTCGCCATTGATGTAATAGGTCCACCAACCAACCAGGCGTCGCATGTGCGTGCCGCTGCACATTTAAAGTGAAATAGTTCGCAGTAACCAAGATCGGCGGCATCTTGCACCGCCATCTCTAAGTCTTCGTTGTCTTCGATTTCGCCTTCTTCGTATGATTCGCCGCTTTCCTCTTCACCCTCTTCGCTTCCACCCTCCATACCACCTGTAATGCACTCAATCATTTCAGGCGTTTGGATGAAGGCTGCGCAGTTACCGCAACGCATCGACTTAGCTTGCGCTAAGTCCGTGTTCCACGTTTCGGCTTTGGCGTCCCAAAATTCACGGTTAGGCAATTCAGGGTTGGCAGGACCGTAACCTACATTGGCAAACGCCCAATTGCGATGCTTTAAGTTCGCAACCGGGTCTTTGGTTTCAATAGGGCATTCCATCACTTTTTCTTCGCTTTACCGGCTTCAGACAGCGCAATGGCTATGGCCTGCTTAGGGTTTGTCACTTCCGGCCCTTTCTTGCTACCGGAATGCAACTTGCCCGCCTTGTACTCGCGCATAACTTTGGAGATTTTCTTCTCGGCTTTGGTCTTTTTCATCATGATGGCAGTATGTCCGTCATAGAAACACGCATAGTGTGGTTTTGCTCTGCAACGACAGCCACTTTATCGCCAGCCGAAACGGTAATATAAACCACCGTATTAGCAGGAATGATCGGTGATAACTCGGATGCCGTTGGATTGCTTCCTACCTCAAAATGACAGTGATAACCGGCATTTGATCCGTTGGCAATCCGCATCAGCGTCACACCAGTGCCAGCGGCGTGCGATTGCTGGCTTACATCGGATGTGGTGATGTTGGTGTTTGCACCAAGCCTTCCGACAATCTCAGGCCACAAATGCCCGGCTGAATCGCGTACTTGCTTGCTCATTTCTTGGACCTTGCAGCACGCATATTGTCAACGAGGTTTGGGTAGGGTCTTCCAGCGGATTTCGCCATGGCCTTAGCACTGGCTTTTTCCTTCTTGGATAACGGTTCGCTTTTGCCCAACGACTTCGGACGCGCTTTATCCCACACTGGCTTGGCTTTCATGGCACTACCCCTATTTGGGGGCAGACACTAGCACATTCGCGCATCAATGTGCAAGATTCATGCGCAACGCGTGGTAATCCTGAAGAAACCCGCTCATGCTGGCAAGTTTGTTAAACGCCATGTCTGCTGACAAACGCGAGTGAAATAAACGCAACTGCGGCCTGCACTCCATCTCAGCCCAGTAAGTCTGCAAAACCGTACGCCCCCAGTCTTCAGCCGTGACTCGGTTAATGTTTCCGCCAAGGTATTCGTAGCGCATGAACATTTCCCAATCCACAATCCCTAATGTGTGGCGCGGGTTGTCTTTATTGGAGTCTTGGTTCGCGTGCAAACGAAACGCCCCCAGGTGCGCCCCACCACCTACCGCCGGCCCGTGGCGCGTGGCTTCCAGATACGAAGTCACGTCACCCAAATAATGCCTCGGTGCCAACTCGCCAAGTGGCGCGTAGGTCATGGTGAATGCGCATTTGGATCGGTCCATCATGACAAACGAAGGCTCACCAATAAAGTTCTTGTGCATCGCCATCAAACGCAGAATGTTCTCGCGTGATGACTTCATCAGTTCATCTTGATCGATAAAACCTGGTGCGCGAAGAAAACGCCCGGCACCGTCAATCCAATGGCGTTGATGCCAAAACATCACGGCGTCGCGGTGATGGTCCGCCAAATCGACCAAGTAGGACGTTGAAGATGGATAAATCACATCATCGTCATACACAAAGCGCACTAAGTCGGAATCTGCCTGATCCCAAAGGTAGGCGTAATGCGCCACTTGATCGCCAGGACAGATAAGGTGCGTGTCAATGACTTCAAAGTCATAGCGTTGCGCCATATCGTTGATCATGTGGTGGTCATTCTCATCAGGACTGTGATTGCCAATGATGACTTTGATGCGCGGATAAGTTTGCGCGTCAATTGAGGCTAATGTGGTGTATAGGTGCTCAGGCTTATAAGCTGGAACAAGAATGGTTACAGGCCTCATGACTTCCCCCAACGCTTACGCTCAAGCTCGGCAAGTTGTACCAGTTCACGCGTTCTGCGCTCCAATTCCATCACCATTTCTTCAAGCACTTCCCACTGCAATTTCTCGTACTCACCTCGTGGAAAGTTCTCAAGCAATCCATTGACCCAGGCTTTTCTCGCCATATCGTTCAGGTTCATCCCTGTCCTTTCAATAGTTCCGCCGCATCGTCATAGCCGTTTTTCTCCAGCAACTCAATGCAATGGTTTAAGCGTGCTTCGCCTGCAACAAACTCAATCTGCGCCGCAAAGATAAAAAGATTCTCTGCGTGCTGATCAAACCCCGTTCTTCTGGCGATGCCCATCACATCGCCAATGGTCAAATCTTTCACGTCAATACCTCCTTAATGTGTTGAGGCACCCTTGGCAGTGGCGCCCAGGCAACCGCCCACTCAGACCATGTGCCAATGACGCACACGCCGCCAGGATTAAGCAATAACATCTTCACGCCTAGTGGCGGCGGGTCATCTTCGGGCGTGCGCCAGGTAGCCTGGCCGGCGAGGTAGTCTCTCACGCCGCCCTTATCCCAAATGGGTTATGCCACAGTACTGGTGCTTTAGGCTTACGCGGCTTAAAGGTCTTGTACTGCTCTTTAACCTCGAAGTAGTTCACCATCACTTTCTTCCAAGGTATCTCAACGTCTTTTATCCCCTTGGACTTCACAATAAGATCATCTCCCGCCAACTCGGACATGAGTTGATCAATCCTTTTGGTGGTCATATCAAACTTTGCCGCCAAATGCCAAGCATTCACAGGGTTCTTCAATCCCTTTAAGTAATCAAAAATCATCTTCTTGCTTTCTGATCTACGCATTTTTCGTTTTGCCATTTCTACCCCTCTCAATTAAACAACCGCTCTTAAGTTCCGCTTAATCGGCTTACCCCACTGCGAGTTGTAAGCCTTACCGTACAACGCCGTTCCTGCATCGCTGGCAAAGGTCAACGCCAAAGCATCAGCCATGTCAGGTGATCCAATCCCGCGTTTTCGCATCTCGTCCTTGCTCTCTAGCTTCATCTTCCCGTTGCTATTAAACGAATAACGCGGTGAGACAAGTTCCGCCAAAAGCGACTCATCTTTAGGAATCTTGCAATCGCGCTTTTCCAACCACGCCTTCATCTTTCCCCATAACTCAGCACGCAAGTTCACATAAATCGTTCCCATGGCCGGAGACTCAGCCACGTTGATTCCACGCGCAGGCAGATTCAATTCGCGCAAGCGGTCCACAACGCCGGCCCCCAAGCCAATCGAATCGACAAGGATTTCAACGGGCCTGTCTTCTGGCTTCATGGCCTCGTACTCGGCGACCACCGCGCCCGTGGTCTGCATCAAATCCAACCCACGCCACTTGCGTATCTCGGTCACTGCATTACCTTTACGCTTTGCCAACGCCGTGGCGTCCGTTCCAAATCGCGCCACATCCAAACCCCACACCGTTTGCGTGTCCGTCGTTTCAACGTCACGGTGAAAAGCGCTGTCCACCAGCTCAACGCCAATCAATGTATCGTCATCGGTACGCGGAAACTCACCCAACACGCGAACACGGAAAGCGTTGGATTCTTCGCCATACCTTGACGCCATATCCTTGATATAGGCGTCGCTTACCCTTTTAGAGTCATAGCAGGACACGCGACGTGTCCACCACTCATCCTTTAATCGGTTATGCGTGTCAAAGAAAAACCCGCTGGACTTCGTTGGGTTACCCAACAAAATCGTCACAGCGTTATGCCCTGACATGGAACCCGCCGCCGCCTCGAACACGGACTCAGGGATACCCGATGCCTCATCCGCCACAAGCATCACATGGTCCGAATGCACCCCTTGCAATGCTTCAGGTTGCTCGGCACGCGACGTACGGGCGGAGATAAACGCTTCCGTGGGCGATGACTTCAACTCAATCCGATCCGTTTTCGGATCAAGCAACTGCCGCCACACATCAGGCAATTCCTTAACCCAACGCTTCAACTCAGCAAACAGTGCGTCATACAACTGGCTTGTCGTTGGCGCAGTCACCACCACTTTCACCGGATAACGGCAAAGCACAAACCAAATCATCGCCCAGGACGCAGCAGTCGATTTACCCACACCGTGACCTGACCTTACGCTGATCTTTCGCTCGCCATCCGAAATAGCTTGCAAAAACTCAATCTGCCAAATATCAGGCTCAACGCCAATCACTTCACGCACAAACAACGGTGCGTTGTTCGCGTACCGGTCCAAGGCACGCGCAAACAACTTCACCAACTCATGATTCTTTAACTCTTCATTCACGTCCAAGCACCTTTGCAACGCCAGCGTGCGTAATCGTCACGCCATGCAATTTCATCACTTCACCGGCAATCTGACGCAGCGACATGGCTCCCTTCAAAGCCTTAATCGTTGCAATGGCGGCTTGCTGCTCGGCAACAGGCTCAAGGGTCGCTGCCTTGCCAGCACCTACAACGCGAAACCCAAAAGGCGGCAATCCCCCAACGTGCCCGCCGGCCTGACGCTTTGCCGCCTGGCCTACGCGCTGGCGATCCTTAATCACTCGCCTTTCGTGCGTCGCAAATGCCGCCATGATCTCAAGCATCAACTGCCCATAAATGTTCTTCTCATCCGTTACATCGCCATGCCCATTGATGATCAATCGAATGCCGCGCTCCTTGAACGCGTGAACGGTGTTCAGCGTATCCATCGAGTTGCGGCTAAACCGATCCAGTTTCGCCACAATGATCACATCACCAGGTTGTGGCGTCACACCGTTTGCCGCCAATCGATCAAGAAAATTCAAATGCCCCGAAACGCCAGCATCCTCAATAAACCGATCAACCGTCAAGCCATGCGTTAACGCGTTGCCGGTCACTTCCCTGCGTTGCGTGTCAAGGCTTGTGCCATTGGCTTGCTCGTCAGTCGATACGCGCAAATAACCGTAGTTCATAACGCCATCCAAATCATCGTTGCGTACAAAGCGCCGAACATTGCGCCGCCAATGATCAATGTTGCTGTTGTGGACTTCATCTCGTTTCCTGTGTTTGTGTCAGTGGTGTAAATGTACACCGCGTTTACAGTCATGGGGGACGTTTACGCAAAAATTTTTTGGGTAGCCGACGAACGGATAAGCGGTAATGGGGGGGGTAGCTAGGCATGGCGCGTTATGCGAG